AACTCTCCTCCTATCTTACATATCCATGGAGATGAGCTTACCCTGTCCATAATAACCACAGAATGGTGATGACTCAAGCAATCCCAAGGTTGTGCCAAGTGATCTTCCATTGGTTCAGGAGGTTCATCTAGTGGTATGTCAGCAACCAGTGCCTGTATGGGCATCCTAGCCCACATAGCACCACCATGCACATTAGGTGCATCTTCCATGTCATCTATCTCGCAACCTGTAAAAACCACCTGAAAAGACAATGATCTGTCTGGTAGTGTATTAACAGCTATAGCCAAAGCGTGTAAATACTCACCATGATAATCACTATGGTTTGCTGTAAATTCCTTTCTTACCCAACATTTAAACTGGGGTATGTTTGATATTAAATACGCCACAATATTTAATCCTTATAATTTAGTTAAATCGTATAGTCGCCACCTCTGATAGCTGCACCCATGCCTCTAGCTACGCCTCTTCTCTTAACAGGTCCACCTTTGGACATATACTTAGTGCCTTTGCCTTTAGCCATACCACCTTTAGCCATGTATTTAGTGCCTTTGCCTTTTCCTTTAGCAGCACCACCTTTAGCCATATACTTAGTGCCTTTACCTTTACCTTTGGTAGAACCACCTTTAGCCATGTATTTAGTGCCTTTGCGTTTAGCCATGCCACCTTTTTTCATACCTTTAGTACCTTTCATAATAACTCCTATCTTCTGCCAAACAATCCCATGTTGCCTGATCTTGATTTTCTTATCTTACCACCTCTAGAGGCGAATGTAGAAACATTAGTTGGCTTACCACCAACACCTTGTTTTTTTGCTCTTTTGCGTCTTACAGCAGAAGAAATTTGTTTTTTGCTCATGCTTGCAGCTTTAGAGGCTGGTACACACTTAGGATAACCACGCTTAGAACCTTTGGTTTTAGACCTACCACATTTTTTGTAGCCACCACCTTTTTTTGGTGAACCTATATCAACCCAGTCTTCTTTAAACCACTTCGTCAAACTCATACTAACTTCTTGGTATTTTAGTTTTCTTACGTTTGTCGTTCATCATAGCACCACAGCCTCTGCCCTGTACCATGACTGTACCACCTTGGTTTAACCTTATAGCTCCACCTGTGGCTTTCTTTTTACCTTTGTACTTACCACCCATTTTTTTATATTCCTTAACCATGTAAGCATTTGCATAAGCTGATGGGTAAACATCAAACTTAGCTTTAGCCTTGCTTTTAGCTTTTCTATATAAACTTGGGTTTGCTACGCTCTTTGGTATTTGTGATCTTCCTGTTGCCATTAGCACTTCCACCTTCTTCTTGCTTGCCTAATTCTTGAATTAGGATTGTTTCTTGTTTTAGCAGAGCTTCGCTTTAATTGTCCAAGCGATCTTGCACAATAAGACTTACGTCTTTTCGCAGCTTTGCTACCTTTTTTTACTTTGCCTGTTACAGCAGTTTTTAACTTAGAGCCGGGATTAGCTTTACGATAAGCAGCTACGCCCTTTTTTGTCATGCCAGCACCTTTACTGGTAGGGCGGTAATTACCGCCCTTTCCAGTCGTTTTCCTTATAGGTTTAGCCTTTGGTTTTGGTTTTTTTACAGCCATTCATTAATAATTTTTATTCAAAACCAATATGATTGAATAAGTATCACCATTTGAATGTCCTACAGTTGTGAAGTCTATATCACCTGTTACACCACTACCAGCGTTGTTAGGTATGCCTGTAAACAAGTCATAGTATTCATCTCCTGTACTATCTGCTGGTAAACCAGTCAAAAGAACATTTGTACTAGCATCAAATTCTAGGTTTACACCCATGCCTCTTGTAGCCCAATAAATACGAGCTACAGAGACTGAAGTGCAAGCGTCACCACTATTATTTGCTTGTAAAGCTGATACATCAACCTTTTTGACAGCACTTTCACCTGTGCCATCAGATACATTTGTAAACTTCAGGACAGCAATTTTTTGCCCATCCTGTATAGTTTGTGAGGTTACTGTGTCTGCCATTATTTACTCCTATGCGTCAGAGAAAGCTGGTGCATCAGCACCTTCTTGATTGCCCCATATATACCAATTAGTTGAATCTTTGGCTAGTATGTTAATTTCAAACAAACCAAAATCAGTTAGGGTAAGTATGGAGTTAGAGTTACCATCTGAATATACAGAAACATTATCTGCATTAGAGTCTAAATGAATGATACCACCTATGTAAAAGTTAGTATTAGAACCTGTACTAATCAACAAGTTTTCAGTTTCTTCAGCTGCACCACCATAAATTAGTTTGAAGTAAACTCCAGCAGATGGTGAAGGTAAAGTTAGTGTGCAATTAGCAGTCAATGCTGGCACAACTGAAACTCTGCCACCATGCGTTGCAGCTGTTAAAGATATAGCTGTAGTATCAGCTAAAGCCACAGGTGTGACTTGCATACCATTACCATCTAAAGTAAATGATGTGGTTACAGCTCCTGTTTTTTCTGCTTTTGAAATGACTTTAAAGCCATTCTCTGACCTTACTGGTCCGTTAAATGTCGAATTTGCCATAATTTCCTCCTTTGGAAATACCCCTATCGTCTTGGCTTGTCTGCTAGGTCAGTCGATAGGTACAAGTTAAAAAGTCCTAGTAGTAAAATCATACTACTAGGACTTTAGATTAGCAAATTTAGATTTGTTGTATTTTGGTAGGTCTTTTGAAAAAACCAAACTTTGGGTCTTCATCTGACACAGTAACTGTAGCCATGAAAGAAACCCTGTCACCTTTTTCACCTACATCACCACCCCAAACTACAAAACCTCTGTCGTCTTTAACAGTGCATTTTTGTGAGCTGGTTTGCATACCATTAGGCAAAACATAATCTTTAAATGTGGTTTTTATAACCTCACCAGTAAACTGTATTCTTTCATCAGTAACAGGTACTGGTTCTGCATTTGTCTTTTCTTCTTCCCATACTTTTGCATTTTCTTTTCTGGTGATATAACTATCTACCATTTTGTTACAAAAATTAACTTGTGCTTCAGACAAATTTCCATACTTGTAAAGCTTGTCTTTGATGTCATAAAAAGCAAAACCAATGTCTCTTTGCACTTCAATATCTGCGTCACCATAAGTTACAAAATGTTGTGCCAAAACAGGATTAGCTTGTAAAAAATCATGAATTTTTACTTGTAAGTCTTCTTTGACTTTTGCGTGATATTCTGGTGTTTTTCTAACAATAGGGTCAAGTTCATCAATCAAAGAAGCCTCAAGGGTAACATTATCTTCCTTAGCATATTTAACAGCTTTAGCATAAGCCTCATCATAGTTTGTGCTTAAATTTTTGATGTATCTGTCACTTTCACCAATATTGCCAGATGTGTTTTCAAACTGAATGTACTGTCTTAAAGTGTACATTTTGTTCTCAAAACCAGCTCCTATGTAGTATGTATTTTTTACTAAACTCATTGTTTTCTCCTGTTATTAATGTATCTCACATGGTTATAATATCAAATGTGTAGGAATTTGCAAGTATTTATACAAAGAAAATAACAAAAAAAAAGGCAACCTAAGTTGCCCTTTTTCTGAAATAGTTGAGTTATAAACGCTATTTCTAATCGTTCTAGTTATGCACCTTGTGACCCATAAATTCCTCTCCAATCAGAGAAACCAAAAGAATAACGCTCACGAGCCTTATATCTAATGTTTCCTGTAGCAAAGTCTGGTTCCATAGAAGTTTCCATACCACTTCTTTGGAACATTTTTAGACCATCGCCTTGATCGGTGACAGAAGTTAACAGGAAGAAAGCATCTGGGTCTGTCAGATAATGATTCACTGAATAACCACCGGGTAGTACCCCTGTGCTTTTTACAGCATTTAAGTCATTGTCTGAAGTTCCAGTTCTTAGATTAGAATTTAAAATTCTTTCAGCAACGAAAACAAGTTCACTAGGAACAATCATTTTTGTAGCTTGAACAGAAATTGTTAATCCCCTGTCATCTGTGAATCCACTAATGTCAATCAACGCATCTTCTAGTGAAGTTTCGTTGAGGTCAGCCATTGATGTAGCTCTGTTAGCAGCTGAACCACCACCTGAAAGTGGGTGATCTGTTGCTATTAGAGATTTACCATCTCCACCAGTGAAACTGGATGAGAAAGCGTTATTTAATACATCAGCACCTTTAACTTCTTTGGTGTTAGCCATAGATTTTGCCAATGCTTTGACATACCTTTTACCTAAAGAATCATAGAGGTTATCTTCAACCGCTTCTTCTGTTAAAGCAAACGCTAAAGCCACTGTATCGTGGGTATAACGTGCACTGTAACTTTCAGATGCGTTGTCAAAGCTAACACCTTGTCCTTCAGACTTAGTGGGTGCGGAACCAAATCCAGTTATCAACACCTCTTCTTCAAAGGCACGATTAGAGTCTTCTATAGAGAAGATTTCTTCGTACTCTCTGTTGTACTCATCGTAAGATAAGCCAAAGAGGCTGTTTAATCCGGGTTCTAACTCTTTAGCGAGTTGAGCTCTTGATATTGCCATTTTTTACCTACCTTATGCTAGTCCAGCACCTTTTTGCCCCATGATGTGGTTTTGAATCACACACAGAACATTGGTGTTGGATGATGAAACATCATCGTTATCAGGGTCCTCAGAGATGTCTATTGCTTTAAGAGGAAGAGTAGCAGTGGTAGCACCAGTAGTTACATCTAGCTCGGCATTAGACCTTCCAGAGGCTGTATCGCCAACAGGAGAGCCGTCAACAATGTCGAAGTTTCCGAACAAGTCGGCGACAGGAAAAGTGTCGTCTGCTTGTACTTCAAAAACGACATTGGCATCGTCAATCACGTTAGCTACTATGTCAGAAGCAGATATGCTTCCGGGATAGTAATTTTTAAATACTTGTTCGCCAGTAGTTGGGTCAGTATAACTGACTCCATTAAACACTCCGACAATCGGAACAG